TTTTCTATTCTTTTTTCACCATATGCCCCTGTTGCCTCAGCATATCGCCTGGATTGTTCTAATTGCCTGGCCTGTTCTTCATTGACGACATTTCTGGCCTCAGCAGGCATTACCGGTTGCGTTGTGATGGATGGGATTTCTTTTGGAACATAAGTTACGACTGGCATGTTACCACCCTGAGGCTATGGCCGTATTGACCAAACCGGCGCCTGCCATCGACAACCCGCCAGTATATGGCGCAAGCACCATACCAACTATGCTTACGACCGTACCAAGTATCCCGCCGAATAAGGCATCCGAGGCGGCATCCTCCTGCTCTTTTGCCATCTTGAGTAGAATATCCGATTCCTGCCGTTTCCTCAAAGCCGACATTTCCCCATTAAGTCTTATATAATAGGCGTCAGCCAGTATGCCGCCTTCCGACATGCTCTGAAGTATCTGACTCGTAGGGTCTGAGCCTATAACGCCTGTCTTTGCGAGTTGAGCTTTTTGTTTTGATATAAGCGCCTCGCCAGCATTCAGCTGAATTGTTCTCTTTATTTCCGTAAGCTCTTGAATGTCCCTGGCTTCCCTTCTTTTGACTTTGGCCTGTTCTTCGTATGTGTCCGCCTTAGCCAAATACTGGTCTTGCCTGTTGAACGCCAGTGCTATGCTGTTTATGGCCGTAAGCGCCGCCCCTGCGTATGTTACCATTTCGCCCTGCGTTATCCTGGAAGATGACCCTTGAGATGCAACATATCGTTCGGGTTCATTAAATCTGTATGGCTTATTGATTTCCAGTTCAAATGGCCGCAGTCCTGAAAACGGCTCTACTATTTCATCGAGCACAGATGGCACTTCGTTAGTAACCGGCCTGAAGAATGTATCAGGATAATTGAATTTTACATATGTCACCATCAGATGTTCACCTCCGCTGCTACACTTAAAAGCGTAAAGGCTGTTGGTGACGTATTCCTTATATAGATACTCGGCGAATCATCATAGAAACCGTCAAAGTCCACCTTGAGCATATCTGCGGTTATCATAGGCTGTTCATCCATGTTCTGCATCGGCTGCATGTTTTCAATCTCGTCCCAATGAACACCATCGCAACTGTATTCAAACGGCGATGATTCGTAAGTCCTTACCGCCAGTCGGGTTATTTTTTTTCTCTGGGTTTCGGTTGCCGCCTGCGGATTGGATATAGGGTTGGTTTGAATCAATGCCTCGTATGGAAACCCTACGAAATAACTGTCAGACGGAAGTCTTTCATCCACTTTCCAGTCTTTGTCTATAGTATACTTACCGACAGGCAGCGCGTTTTTATCGAAGAACCACAACAGCTTTTCCTTGTAATAATCATCCAGCAAGCTGACTTTGTGCTCTTTCGACACCACGCAATAAGTAAAGGCATCGGCATACACTGGATTAATCAACCTGTCGGATAATTCCTCCAGTATTATCATGCCGCCATGCTCTACAGCGACAAACAGCTTGTCTGTGGTTCTGCCTGGATTCACGCACACATCTACAATCCTGGCTGATTTGTATTCCACCTGAAACCCTGCAAGCATTTTCTGGTCGGGTATATAACCGAGCCCGTACAGCTTGCCACTTTTCGTCAGTACCCATATTATAGAATCATTCATCTGTTGATAATCGGTATCGGTGATAACATCCTTGTCGAACCAATGATCCTGAAGCATGGTTAATTCCACGCTGTCGCTTCCCTCGCTGGTAAGCGTAGAACTATAAGCGTATTCTCTTATTTTCTTATTGTTACGCTGCACATAGATAACACTATCGGCTATGCAATTTGGGTTGATTGTTCCTGATGAACCATAACTTGATTCCTTGCGCCTGATAACCGTGGCCGGCGTGAATGCGTCCGATGTCGAATTGCCGCCATTTATCCACCATTCCCCGCCCGATGAGCCGACATAAAGCCTCTTGAGAGCCATAGCCCATATTATTTCGTCTATCTGGCGGCCCTGATCGCCAGCAATTAGCCTTGTGGCGATACCATCAGAATCATTTATACCGAGCCTGAAATTGAAATAATCGCCCACCCTAGAAAACCATATCATGTTAGGATTAATATTCGTATTGGCAAAATAAAGCCTATCCTCAAAAAACCCGACACAATGAGGAAACCCTGCGGCATCGTCATCGTAAACATCATCGTCATCGAAAGCATCGTTCCTGGATATAGCCGCCATCTGCCATGTTGGAATCGATTTAAGTTTATTGTCCCACTTACTGTCAACGCTTATCACCCTGAACTTGCCTTCGGTGAGACTGCGCCACTCCGTCATATAGAAAAGAGCCGCTTTCATTGGATTCCCCTGCGTGTCAGGGTCTTGGTATAATGCGGCATATGACTGATGAATATAAAGCGCATTCTCTGAAAAGGCAGGAAACTTGAGCGTTACTTCGGCATCAACTGCGACATCACCTATAATCTCAACGCACTCCTTCGAGCTTCTTGCGTAATTAAAGTCACCCATAGGCGGAAAAAAGTTTTTACCTGGAAAGCTGTCATGTGACAATTTAGATATGCTGAACCTGTCCGTAATTGTGGTTTTCTTCAATAAATATATTGGCAGGTCATACCATATCTGATTAACCTCGATAGCCTTACAGGTCAGTATCATTGTGTTGCCGGATTGAGTATAATTGAATCCATCAATTATTCTGTTCAATATGTCTATTTTATCGTGATAGACCGTCTTCAGCTTTTCAGACAGCTCATAACTGATTGAACCGCTTACATTAATCACATTAAGCTGCAAAATGGCATTATTTCCATCCAGATAAGTGAATAAAACTACAAGATAATCCTTGTCGTTATTCGTAAGGAATGGAAATATTTTGCATTTTATCGGCTTGTTTGTTAAATCAAGCCTGCCTCTTGATACAAAACCCGTTCTCTTGATGGCATTCCCTGAAGGCAATCCATACATGTTTTTCATTATTTGAAGAGATTTATAATAAAGTTGAGCGTCAGTTCTGCCGATATATCGCCTGGACACTTCGCCGCCGGTAAAATCAGTCTGCCGGAAAAGCATCCCTTTAGGCATAGTCCTTGTTCCCCGTATCAAACTGTCTGGAATAAAATCTTCTGCGAATGGTTATCCAATCGTCAATTTTTGTTAACTGCTGGCTTTGCTGGTTGCCTTCAATATCGATGGCATTAGCCAGCGCAAGTTCATACTGTTTGTACATAATCTGAGACATTTCCGGCGTGAGCGTGGACAGATTCAGTGCTATCTCGTATGCCAGCCTTTCTATAAGGCATCTTTCAAAGTGGTCAGGCATGGTACTCACAGAGGCAAGCGTCCCAGTATAGACTATCCTGCAATTCTCCGAGTCGGTCAGTATGCGCCCTTCTTCCACTGAATATTTTTCATCAGATACCCTGTTTTTTTCCACATTCCAGATATATTGAAGTTTTAAAAAATCACCAGGCAGAGCAAAGGCATTCTTATACTCGAACGGCACTTTATAGTCATCCTTCGGACAGTCAAAACGCCTTCTAGCAAATTTCCAGTTGAGATCACAAAGAGTGGCATTCAGCGCATTATCCCAATGCTGCTTGCACGCCCTCGCTCCCTTGACCGGATCGTCTATGGTCGTAATAGGCTGAGCGCCTATTTTATTTAGCGCCTTGTTGCATATCGTTATCTGTCTGGCAGACATTTTTTACTTGTCCTCCTTTTTGCCTTTCAGCTTGATAACGGTTTTCTTGAGAGACTTCTCGGCTTTACATGGACAATATGTTTTTTTCGTTGGCATGCTTATCCTCCTCTCTTGCTTTTCCCTGCCTTTCTCATCGCGGCGGCTACTGCCTGCTTTCTGGGATGTCCTGATTTTATCATCTCACGAATATTCAAACTGATCGTCTTTTGGCTCTTTCCAGCTTTTAGAGGACACTTTCTTCCTTTAGCCATATTATCCTCCTATTTCCACCCTAGGCGTACCATAAAAAACCTCAACCATTCGGGCATGGCAAGCTTTGGTGGTTTTTTATCGTAAAGAAGGCGTTTGCGCCTCAGTATGAACCTCGGACTTTGCCTGAGTTCCGATTCCGTCATAGGGAATGCCTCATCCATTGGTAACTCTCTCCAGCTGACGCTGATGATACATTATCTGGTCATTAATCTCGTCCAGAATGGTTTCATCAACCTCAATCGAATGCTTGACCATGTTTAACAGTCGTTCCCATTTCTCGACCTCGAGAGATATTGGGATCCGCATGGTATGCTTATCTATCTGCATGGCAAGTTCATCCTGACTCATAAATCACCAGTTCGAGCTTACGCCCAGTTTCACTCCGAACGAGCCTATTTCAAAGCTCATCCGTATTCCGTAATAGACCATCAGCAGCTTGTCGGATATGACCTTTGGATATTCCTCGTTCACTAATCTCATCACAAGGTCAAGCCCAATGAAGCTGAGATACCATGTGTTTATCTTGCCAAGCGAAGGGTCTTCCCCTATCCACGCAGGAAAGGGATACCTGTTGCCTGTCCAGTCCGACACAAGCCCTGCCTCGTCCATCATGTCCTTGTCATTCTTCCACTTGGTATAGGTATCCTGTGCCAAACCCCAGTTAGCCACCGAGAGGCAAACACTGGACATCATCATGACATCCTTGGTCTTGATGTCCCACGCAGGAAGAATATATCCCCAGATGCTTCTGTTTTCCTCTGTAGTGCCCGTGGCTGCATTCTTTGTGTCAATGGTATCCTCTGCCCTTGTCACAGTCACAAAGACCAGTATAAGGAAGATTACAGCCAGTATGATGGTGAGAACATACTGTAAGAACTCATAATCCGGCTGCTTCTGTGTCACCTGGCTCCTCCGCAACGGCAACTATCCTGACGCTTGCTGATATGTTGGCTATCAGCTGTGCCACGTCCTGATAAGGACGGCTTCCAAGATATGCCATGACCTGATTCATTACCGTTAATGATATTTCAACCCTCTGTTCCGGTGCTGATGATGCTGTTTCGTTCATGATAACCTCCAACGCCTTATCGCCATGTAAGTTTCCACCGCTCCGAGTGCTATGACTATCCACACTCCCCAGTGGGTGATGATATAGATTGTGTTGTAGAACATCTTACTTCCCCTTTGGATTATACTTAAACAGGATGCATATCTGGATGCACGAAAGTATGAATACCAGAATAATAGCCGTGTTTTGAATCAAGTCCCACACTGTTGGCTTAAGCTCTGTCGATACTGCGAAGGTGCTCTTGCCGCAGCGAAGGATGGCCTTGCCGTTCTCTGTCCTTACATATTCTATCTCAGAGTCGGCACTCGACACCTCATCGTATATCTTGCCCTGCTGTGCGTTCTTGGAAACGGTTATCAGTTTAGGAGTCCCGTCCTCTTTGGAAGGAACGCTGAACTGATAGCCATTGTCAGTTTCCCCCTCATAGGTCACTGCCGCTGTAGCGGTCTTGGGAACCTTGATAGTCTTGTCCTCGTAGGAGAGCCAGTAGAACCCTCCCTCGTCCTTCTCATAGGTCAAGGCAGGGTTGTAAAGGCTGTTCATGCCAGACCTTATGTAGACCTTCCCTCTTCCGAAAGCCAGGTCCAGCTTGCCGCCGCCAGATGCAAGAGCATTCCATGTCACATAAGAATCCCCTGTGGCTATCTCGATGGCCTTAGTTCCCTTCTCGGTTATACCAAGGAGCGGACTCTTCGGTGTGCTTCCTCTCCAGTTCAACTCCTTGCTGAATATCCAAGTCTTGCCATCTCCATCACCTATAAAGGTATCTCCATAGTCCATGACGGAGTTCTGGCAGAAGGTTCCGAGAGCTGCCTTGGTCGAGCTTCCAGAAGGATTAGGCTCAATGTTAAGCCCCATGCTTCCGCCATAACTGTATATAAGCTTGCCGTTAAGCTCTGTCGGAAGGAATATATAGCCTCTTGAGTTCTCACCCTTCACAGTTAAATCGGCTTTCTTCCTAGCCGTACCACCTGCCAATACAAGGTCGCCTATGGTGAGGGGAGCAGGAAGATCTTGGAACTTGCCCTTGAACTCGCCTGTGATTGTCAGGTTGCCCTTGTCGTCAAGCTTGAACAGGTCTGTGCCGTCCTTCCTTACAAGCAGCGTGCTGAGGCTGTACAGCATCATGAATGTATTGCCGAAGTTTATATTGGATGACAGGCCTGAGAGTTTAAGGCCTCTCTCCAGCGACAGGTCGTTGTTGAAGGTATAATCGCCCTTGAGGTACTGCCTTGAATACGGTTCGGTAACGACTACCTGTGAGGAACCAGATGTGCCGTTAATCTGTGGGATATGAAGTTCTCTGTCATAATCGACCTGAGAGTCGACCTTGAGCCAGAACCTGTCAAGCAGCCCCGTCAGATGGTTCTTATCGTCCTCTGCGTAGAGAGCGACCCTGCCTTTCTTTCCAACATCGATAGGGGCACTCCCACCAGACGCAGCTATCTTTATCTTATTTCCACTTGGTGTAATCGTAATATTCGACCCTGCCTCGACATTCTTTACGACTACATCTAAGTCGGATTTCTTGGTAAGCTCGGTATCGACATAGGCTTTGGTAGCCAGAAGCCCAAGGGCTGTCATAAGGTCTGCCTGATTCCCCAGAGTCCCAGTTATCTTGCCCCATTCGCATCCTCCTCCCCCCATAGGAACTATCGTGAACTTAAGCCCTGAAGTGGTTGCAATCAGCCCCAAGGCATCTGTGGGCTTGAAGTTCTTTGCAGGAGGAAGCCTGTACTCTACGTTCTGCTTTACATCATCCTTGCTGACAAGGACTTCAGGCTTTACAAATTTCAGTTCAGGATTCTCTCCTTTAGGACAGCCGACCAGCATCAGCAGCAGGATTGCGGTTATCAAAACTCTGTACATTTTCATGGCTAAATCTCCTTAATGAGCGTTCTGACGGTCAGCCTTATCATGGCTGAGTCAAGCGAAGCCTCACAGACGTATCTGAAAGACACCTTCGTGCCGTTCTGTATCTGCTTGAAGGCCTTTGAGAAGTCCCTTAACTGGTAAGGCGTTGATGGGTGGATGGTCATGGTATAGCCATCCTGCTTTACTCCGTCTATGTACATGTCGATGAAGATATTGCCTGATGTTCCAACGAACTCTCCGTCAGCCACGAGGTCATAGATACCTGCTACGGGATAGGGCTGCCAGACGTACTCGAAACCGCTGGCATCAAGAAGCGTCCCAGACTCTCCGCCATGGACGACAGAGGAATGGTAGTAAGCCTCGGTGATATCAGACCCAAGGCCTGTTATGATTTGCTTCCTGAGCCTCTCGTCAATCATCCCATACTCGTAATGATTGTCAGGAGTTTCTGGAGTATAGTACGGAATAACCAATGAGTGTTTGCATTGTCCTGCACTGACAAGGTTGACCCATTTAAGCTGTTCGACATTACTTGCACCCACAGCTATATCATGCACTGCCTGATTGCAAGGATTGCCCTGATTGTCATAGGCAAAGGATGTTATCCCAGACATCACTGAGCCGTTGAGTAGCAGTTTGCCATCTGTGAAGGTCAGGACTCCCTTGTTCCTCGGCTTGTCGATAGTTGAAAGAGTGTCTGTAAGCTCAAGCCTTGTTCCATCTTTGGTGACATAGACTTCAAAGAAATGAAGAGTGTTCTTTGTCCTGTCAGCGGTATCAGAATAGCTATGGGTCACTCCAAGTTCGCCAAAGTTAGAGAATGAGCCGAGAATCGTGGAGCTTGACCACTTCTCCGTTCCCTTTTCCTCTGACTTGGTAGCCATGACTGTCGATGTGGCAGGGGAGATGCTCTGCTTCAGGGCCATAACCCTTGCCCCGTAAGCTCCATCGGCAGGATACACCCTGTCCATAGTCGTTGAATGCTCCCCAGAGTCAACAGAAAGGACTGTCATGGCATAGTTGGTTCTCTCGTCCTTTATCCACCTCGACATAAGCCTCGTGGCAGTAGCTGAGTTCTCAACGCCTGTCTCGCTATACTCATTGGCACCAGTGTCCCTTATCGTCCCTAAGATTGTCCTCTGAGCCCAGAACCTGCTTGGCATGCCAGCACCGAACTCGATAATCCCTGACCTCTTGGCAATCTTCCCTGTGGCATCTACAGCCACTATGCCGAAGTTCAGACCTGTATTGACATCCATCGAGGACTTAGGCTCAAACACCATCTGATCGCTTCTGAAGGTAAGACAGTAGCCTTCTATTTTCGTCCAATCCGGAACAGGGATATTCTTTCCCCTGATGCTCTGAGCATCTATCCCGCTCCCTTTCAGATTGCCTCTCTTATGCCATCCGTCTGCATCCTTGCGCCATACGTCAGAGGAAGTAACCTGCAAGCACCAGTCGCCTTCTCCGCCCATATCAGGAGTAGGGTCTGTCGCAGACCACAGCCACTGGACTCCTCCAACAGCCTTTGCAGGAACGGCAACCCACTTCTTAATTCCGCCTACGGTCCTGACGGCCTGGATGTAATCTTCGGGAGTGGCTTTGGTTATACTTGCGGACTGCTCAAAATAATCAAATTCGCCGGTGAAGGGGTTTGCTTTGAACGACATGACTATCACCTCTCAGCGGTAGTCATATGTCGCCCTTGCCGTCCATGAGAACGCGAATATCTCTCTGCCTTCGGCGTAGGCTTTTCTAACTGCCCTTTTATTGGCATCATAGAAATACTTTATGATTCGCCATTTTGAATCACCATCCGGTGTCCCTGGTGAAGCATGTCCAATGTAAAGGACATCGCCATCGGCGTCATAATCGTAATTATCGATAAGTTCACCTGTCTTCAACAGACACCTCCCTGTTCGGCACATCAATTATGGTTTGAATGTCTTTGATTTGCTTGTTCTCAGCTGTCTGCCTGGCTATGGCTATAGCTTCAGGAATATGCTCTTTTATCTTTGTAGCAGTAATATTATTATATCTTTCCCAGCATGGGTCTTTGTCCGGCCTGTCCCCTATCTCATCAGATGTCGCCGTATCGCCTCTGCGATAAACTAACCCTTTGCAGAATGTATCAGCTTTACAAATATACTTGGTCATGGTCGCCTCCCTGAAACAAAAGGGCGGGAATCAGCCCGCCCTGAATCTTCACACTGCCGGATGAACGTCATCGACGCCGAGCGTTATCCCTGCAAATATCGTGACATCGTTTGTCAATGCCGTACCTCCGGTCATATAGGACAGCTTGACCCACTCCCTGAGTCCGGCAGGCAGCTTTATGATATTGCCTCTTTCGCCGCCCTTGGTTCCAGCCTTCAATGTTTCACTGATAAGTCTGACATACTCTCCAGTTTCGGTCGGGCATGTCCAGATCACTACGGTAAGATCACCCGAAAGGATGTCATTCTTCGGGATAATCACGCAGTCGAAAACCGAACCAGTGGACTTGGAAAGATTTATCGGCAATCCTGGCAAATCAGCTCTTTCAACACTTCTCTTGCCGAGATAAAGCTGCTTGTCGCTCCATGTGTTGCCGTTGGCCGCCCTTGGTATCACCTGATTGTCTGAAAATATCGCATCCTGGATTATTAACATATCACCACCTCCCTACTGTACCGCTTCTTCAGTGCAGAGCAGCGCGTCCACACGCCTGAACGGAAGCCCCCACAGGTCGACACTCACTCTGCCCTCATTAGGCACTATCTTGTCGGACGGGGCGAACCTGATATTCGGCTTATCTTCAAACTCTTTGGCAACCATCGCCCATACAAACCTGTTGCAATAGATCGACAGCTTGCCTGGCATATCGTCTGGAATCTGCGCGATGGCATCAATAAAGAGTTTGTAATCCAGATAACCTGGCTCGCCAGGCTTCGCCTTGACATCTATGTTGCAGATGCGGAACACGCTGCGATAATCCATAATGGCAAGACCAAGATGCCAGTCCCATGTTGAGCGGTATTCCCATCTTGAGCGGCCATCAGGAAGGTCGACGAGCTTTGGAAACTCCTTTTCTCTCCTGTGCTGCAAGCCAGCGGGTACATCTTTCTTGTAGATAAGGCTTGCGGTGTCCGGCCCCCATATAACGCCAGTGATAGACGCATACTTGCCAACACCAGGCGTCGCCTTGCCCGCGGATGCGTCTATGACCTGCGGATTTTTAAGCGACCCGTAACGCAAAGCGAACCCCGTAAATGACTTGGGATTAGCCATGCCGTTGCCATAGAAAATAGTCTTGGTGGCCGTCTTGTTTAGGCCTCTGATAAATTTCTGGTCTTTGTGCCAGAGTATCAGCTTGCCGTCTTCTGTGGCTTCGTCCACATAGTCGGCTGGAACTCTTGACATACTGCCTATCTTGCCAGGCTGCTCTTTGAACTGAAGGTCTTTGCCGTCTTCCGGCTTATACCCCTGCCCGAGCGCCAGCCATTCGCCCTGCGGCTCTTCGGTGCTTATCGTAACAAGGTGCCCGTCAGGATGGCTCGTAGGCATCATGTTCGCTTCCTGAATAATCGTGTTGGACATCGACAGCACATCTATGATTTTAGGAACAACCTTATGATCCGGCCCTAACATCTGCTTGATGTCAAGGTAATTGGTATAATCAACTCCTGCTACTCCACCCATTTTATGCCTCCTTTGTCTTCTTGGCTAATCTCCGTAGAGAGCGCTCAAAAACTCGTCCCGTTCCTCTTTTGCCGATTTTTCCCGCTGATTATCGCCTTTGATAAAGCTGTCATCAGCGAATGCGGACAGCAGCTTTTCAAGACCCAAGATGAATCTGGAATGATAAGCCGCTCCGCTCTCTTTGATGGCATTGATGAAGTCATCACCGGCCAGCGCTCTCGCCTTGCTGCTTATGGCTGATATTTTGGCCGTAATGCCCGCATCGTCGGTTCTCCATGACTCACGAAGCTCTTTGACGGAACCGTCCATCGATTCCCTGACCTTTGCCTTGTAATCTTCCAGCGCTTTGGCCTCTATGCCCAAGATGTAATCATGAAAACCTTTTGCCTGGTCGGACGTAAGCTTCAGCTCGTGAGCCTTGATGCTGAAATCGGCATAGGCTGCATTGTCGCTTTTTATGCCGTAATCTTCCGGCTTGGCCGGAACATCGGGAACATTAATATCGACATACGCCTTTGCCAGCTGCCCCACATCGTTAAAGTCCTTAAGCTTGTCGCTTGTCCTGATTTCATCAGGCAAACCCTTTCGCCAGTCCTGCACATCCGTGTTATCGGGTGCATTATTGTCTACATCCATCATTTTTCTCCTTTTGTACCTGATTTGAACATTAAAAGTATTGATTCAGGTCTCGCCTCGGCCAGCGCCGTAAAGACCATCAATCCGAACTTATTAAGGGCCTGTATCTTGTGAATATCCGCATTATTTGCTGTCCTTGTGCTAAACAGTCCCGACTCTCTGATTATCCAGAATAAAACATTGAGCCCCGCCTTGCTGCCGGAGATTTCAGCGATGTCGGCCAGCAGCTCCTTTGCAAAGGTCTGAGCGTCAAGCTGCTGCATTGACACCCTCCATCAATGGCGTACCTTTTACCGCCTGAACAGATTGCATGGCCTCCTGTCGATATTGCTGTGCCTGCTGCTGACGCTGCACTTCCTCCATAGCTTCCACCTTGGCCTTCCTGATTGCTCCCACGGCGTCCGCCTCAATGTTTATCCCCGAAGGCAGGCTTACAAGATCGGCATAATAGTCTATCGCACCATCAACATTAAGTTTATCAAGCGCTTCCGCCTTTGCCTGAGATAAATTAAGAACGAAAGAAGCAAATCCGTTAAGGGAGCCAACCTTGGACATCTTGCGAGCCGTAGCTAGCGGTGACGTATAAACGTAATTGATTTGCTGACCAAACAGCTGCGGTATATTGGGTGCAGGGATAATTCCACGACCAGCCAGAATGTCCCATGTAATATCGAGAACAGGGTCAAGCAGTTCAATAAATTGCCTCTCGACAACATTACCTAACATAAGAAGCTTTTCCTGCTTGCGTTCCGCCACTTCAGTCGCCGTCATACCCCTTACGGGCGCATCAGCAGTTAAAAACAGGTCGGCGAACAATCCCGAACGAAGTCTGGCTTCCATCATTTCAATATCTTTCATGACGCCGACATAATCGAATTGAACATTATTCAGCGCCTGGAGCCCCCCACCCTTGAGCATATCGACAAAGGTAATCCCTCCGGGCATGGTATTAATAGGTTTATTCCTGAGGCTTTCCTGCCCGACGAGCGGCGGATCCGCCTGCCTGTGGACAGCACCTTCCTTTGTTATCTGCATGTCCTGAAGCTGCTTTATATCACCAAGCATTTCCATACATGGCGATATTCCATAGGCATTAGAGCCTGATATTTCCCATCTGGGAATAGCAGCCGGAAATTTATTGTAACCACGGGTACGATTAGTATAATGATTGCCATCTTCCCAATATATAGACAGCCAGCGCTTTTTCAGATTGTCTTTATAATTCGGGTCATAGTCAGGATTCGGAACTATTGAGTGGTAAAATTTAACATATATGTCCTTTGTGGCCTCATTATCGTAAAGATGCTTGACGGAATTACTGACATGCTCATAACCAAACAGCTCTACTGCCGCCGATGCCGTTATATAAAACATGCGCTTCAGTACATTAGGTTTTCCGTACGCACCAAAGCCAACCCAGTATTCACCTGCGGTCAACGCGTGATAATGAACAGCCCGTTCATTGTCTAGTTCCTCGACCAGAATGCAGCCCGTTCCGAAATAAAACTCTTCGGCATATGTAAACTGTATGGCATCGTAAAAATTAGTCTTCGGCAGATGCTTCAACAATGCCTTCTTTGCGGTATTAAGCCATACTGCCGCCTGATTGACCCTGGACAGTCTTTCATCGGCATAAACCATGTCGAACCAGTCAATAGCCTGTGAGGTCAACCCTGACGTGATGCCGTTAATCGAGAAGGTGGCATACCGCTTGGCTGTATTATCGATTATACGGTCGAACCTGTCCGACTGATTGCGGCCAGGCACATACCAAAGATAGAAGCCGCGCTGAGGACATACGAAATTGCTTATCTCCTCCCATACGGCCTCATAAGTATATCTGTCGGTTTTTAACTGAGTAAGTCTGTTGGCAAGGTCTTGCGGTCTGGGAAGCATTAGATGAGCGCCCCCCAGTTAACGGTTTTTCCAATGTCTCGTCTTGCGCCTGCCAATCTTGAATAATATTCCAGCTTTGCGCGGCGCTTAACTAGTTCTTCGTCTCCGCCAAGTTGTTTTAGTATATCGGCCAACGGCTGACCCGTGTTCATATTTATCTCTTGATTTTCCCAGTCAAAAAGCTGCGAATATATTTTAAAATCATCCTCAGAGATAATATCGGAGAACTTTGCATATCTTTCCTTGAATGCATCCTGTCCGCTTTTTTTGGGTTTATCTTTCTTGGTAAAATTATCCCAGAACGGGTCTTGTTCATTTTTAGTCACAGGGCCCATTGTGTTGTCCTCCTGTATGATATGGGTTTGCGATGTTCCGAATAAACCGTCTTATATACATTGGACTGATTCCTTGATTCGTCCTGGTAGTCAGTTTTTTTAGCGACAGGGAATGCGAACGTATGAATGAGAGCGTCGGCCACATCCGGACTGCCATAACCACGCTTTTTTATGTCATCCTTGCTTTCGATCTGAAGCTTGCCCGTCATGGTATATAGATATTCAGGTATGGCTAACTGCTCGGCCATGTCTGTGTCATCAACAGGAAGCTGCGCGGTCTTTAGCCACTCCCTGCAATTTGCCCACATCTCTGCCCTGAGGTTAAGATAGTCGGGTTTGCCAGACGACTCGCCGCTGTTGACCTCGATGATATCGAATCCAAGCTCCCTCAGCCTGTCGCATACACCCGCGCCGACACCTATGCCATCCACAAATACGGCGTCGGGATTATACTCGCGTATCTCGCTGATTATCTGGCGAACCAGAGACATGGTATCCAGCCCACGATACTGCTTTGATTTCCACGCCATCAAGCCCTGTCGGCGGACTATCACGGAAGCGTCATCGCCATATCTGGCTACATCGACACCAAGTATTTTTGGCGCGAAGTCAAAAGCCGTGTCGCTGTAAGACCTGAGTAATGCAGCATCTATTAGCGACTGGCTTATGAACTGATTAACCGACGCACTCGGTATCTCGCCACGGACATGAGCCTTATAAAGGTCGTGCTCTCTGTCACCGCCGCACTTATCGAGCCAGGAAGAAATAAACTCTTTACTTACAAGTGGACTGTCCTCACTATTGAGCGTGAGATTGCACCACTGATGCTTGTACTTGCGGAAAGTATCAACAAAGAAGCCCTGGGAGCGAACGGGATTGCCTGTGAGCAGGATACGATTGTTATCACCGGTGAGCGAGCCTTCTATTGTCTCAAATATCTCGTCTGGTACGCCGCTGGCCTCGTCGATAATAATGAGCAGATATGTATTATGAAATCCCTGAAGGGCATCGGGTGCCTCTTTCCGCGCCGTACGTCCTACGCAATACCATGTCTGCGGATGATCTTTATGATAAACGCGTTCTGACGTTACAGTAAACTGTTTTCTCAACCACGGATGCAAGTTATTGTGTAGTTTTTTTATCTCTTGCCACACATTGTCTGCCAGCTGATGTCCTGTCGGTGCTGATGCAGCAACAACACTATGAGGATAGCAGCAGAGCATCCACCATGTAAGGATGGCGACAGAGCGAGTTTTGCCTAACCCGCGCCCCGATTTGGCGCTTACTCTCTTATTGCCTGCAACCGCCGTCAGCAAATCGATCTGTTGCGGAGTGAGTGGATCGGAATTTAAAAAGGCTTGCTTAGAAAAAGTAACTGGTGAGTTCTGCCATGAAGCCATCATTGCCGCGGCGTCAGGCATTATTCTTCTCCAGAGCCTTGCGGCACAAATCGGCCAGACTGTCGCCAACCTCATGCTGCAATGTAGCCTTATCTCCATACTTCTGGGGATCACGTTTGGCGGCGAGCCATTTAAGCGTATCCACCTTCAGACGGCTGCGGTTAACAAACTCGCTATTACATATTCTTTTTGCGCCCTCGCCGTCCTTGTCCGTTGCGGCTACAAATATTGAATCCTGAGAATCATCATAAGCCACGCGAAGCGCTTCACGAGCTAACGCATCAGCTGAATCAATGCGAGCTTTTGTATACATTGCTGATAATTCCGGGTCTTGATCTTTCCACAGTCTAAAAGTGCTAAAGTCCGGCATTCCGGGCTCTTTACAGATATCTTCGGCAAATTCGCCATTGATAGCGACTCTATGGCAAACTATTTCATAGATTTTTTTCCGGTTATATCGTCTGGGAGCGCCTCGGCCCCGTTTGGGTTTAGAGTTTAAAGTTTTATCCATACCGCCGTAATCGGCAAGTTTAAAAATATAGTCAAGCCGCTTTACAAGCGCATATACAGCCTAATCACTACCTGATTGCTACGTAAAAGGCAGGTAATTGAAACGTTATTAAAGTAAATTAATTATTTTTTTGTCAATCTCCTATTGACATCAAAATTGCTTTGATGTATTTTGCAATCATCAAACAAGGAGGATTAATATGGCAAAATGGCAATCAAGCGGAATATATGAGCATCCCGCCAAACATCAGGCGGGAACATATGGACAGATTCAATTTTCTGATGCTGGCGTGTATACGCTCAAAACTGGAGGCTCTCATATGAGTTGCCCTCAAGATTGGGCGGCGGCAATCCATGCGGAGGAAACTGGACAGACCGGATCGATGATTATCCGCAAAATACCAGAGGCATTAAGACGTGACTTTAAAGCTTTGTGCGCACGAGAAGGAATAAGCCAGCAGGATAAAATCATAAATCTAATAAGTGAAGCCGTTAAGGCGGGTTGATTCCCGCCTTTTTTCACCTGTATTTTTCTTGTAGCCAGGCTTCAATATTCGGCATGTATGCACAATAGCACCTGCCATCCTTTTTTATCGGCAGGCCTTCTTTTTTGTACCGGCGGAACACGCCATTATTGTTAATCCTGAGATAAGCCATGATCTCTTTCTTGCTTTTTAACAGTTTAACGCTTTCCATGAAAACCTCCCATTAATAAATCCTAGCCTCGCCCCGCCACGCCTTGCCTTGCCCAGCCACGCCTCGCCCAGCCACGCCTCGCCCAGCCACGCCCCGCCCCGCCGCGCCAGGCCACGCCCCGCCTCGCCACGCCCCGCCTAATCCCACTCGAATATTTCAAACTTGCCGAATAGTCCCCTGAATGTCCCGAGTCCTATTGCTAATCCGCCTTCGGTAAACAGGTTTTTAATCTCCTGTTCTTTTATTTCTCTGTTTGGATATATTTTCAACGTGAATTTTAATTCCCAGGGTAAAGGCAACACAGGTCTTTCTTTTGGGTTTGGTATTCCCTTGTCGAGTCTTGCCACACGCCTATCGAGATATATTCCGCTCAATGGATCGCTGGAATCTCCGAATTTTCCGGTTTCAATCGGTTCACCGTCGCGCAGAAATGGCAAATACCCGTCCTTTCCCTCGATGCTTACGAAAGACAAACAGGCATTAGCGATACCCTTGAACTGCCTGGCGTCCCTTAATCTTTTCGGTGCGCTGTTGGTATTATGAGCCGATAAGAACGAAACGATGTTCGAAATCGGGATAGCCAAAATATTGCTGTCGGGCATGAGATATATTTTCTGTGTCCAGTCCAGCTGTGTCTTGTTGTCGCCTGCATACCGATCGAACATGATGGGCGTTAAACCTCTCAATCGTATCTGCCTTGTTATTACTTCCAGCCTTGTGTCCGAACTTGTCATTTTTGCCATTCAATTTATCCTCCTAAAATCGTTTTTTCGGGTTGAATCACATCAACACCCAAAATCCCGCAGCCTTAAGCCTTAGCCTCATTCATCATGTTTTATATTCCATCTCCGTAGGATGCTCTCTTTCATATATCCTAGAGAATTTAAAAGCATGTCAGGCCGCTTGTTCATCTTCGAACTTTACGCCTCCATCTGTTTTCTTTTTCTGATAAGGCATCCACGGGTATAAAGGGCAGTCCGGCATCTTGCAGTCAATGCGTCCATCATTGTAATAGCCGTTGCACTCGCAGCATTTTGCAGTTACGGCGCTTTTTAACGTAATAGGCTTGCCTTCCATATGTGCTATCAGCATGGTTTTGCCAGCCGATGCCGGTGCTGTTTTTAATCCATTCGCTAATTCCCTCGATTCTCTCTGCTTTTTGTTCTTTCGTTTTGATTCAGTCATTTTGATATTTTCCTTTGTGTTTTTACTTGCCCAAATAAGATCCAATGGCGGCATGTCCTCACCCCAGATATTCTTCAATCGCCGCTATCGCCTCATCGTCACCATGAGCAACAAGGCATTTCCATCCCTCATCAGCCAGCAGGCTCAATACCATCGCCTGTTCCTCGCTGACTTTGCCATCTTTCGTTTTCATTTCGATTGCCAATCCCGTGTATTCGCCGCGCCTGACGTACAGCATTAGGTCGGGCCATCCTCTAGGCATCGGCTGGCTGTGCATGTGGTTGATGACCGCCCACGGCGAGCACAGCGCCCCGCACCTACATTTGAAGTGCATAGGGATACCTTCAAGCCCTACCCGCAGCATTCTCAGTTCGGGCAGCAGCGCCATATGAGACTTAGCCCAACTGATGACATAGTTCTGGTGGTGCTTCTCTCTCCTGAACTGCTCGAACGTCCGCTGTGTAGCTTGCCGCTTTCGGACATGCTGCCTGTCAAGAAGCTGCTTGTACTCTTCCTCAGTCCAGCGCATCGAACACGCTCTCCTGCTCCGGCTGCTTCGCCGGCTCGGCCTTCTGTCTGTGAGCGATCCCTGGCCTGTAAACTATGGATCCGCACCTGCCGCATCTGGTTTGGTTCATCAGAGGGTGCATCCGCGCCATTATCTTTCCGCACTTATCGCAGTTTAATTCGACCCATTGCCAGGTAGACATAACAAACCTATCCTTTCGCATAATTTTGAGGCATGTCAGAACGGTATGTCACTGTCCAGTACATTGTCGCTCGTACCTTCCGGCACATCCTGGCTTGCCTGCCGCTGCTCGTCCTTCACCTGAGCCTTAAGGCTGATATACTTCTGCCCGCCGTTCTTTGGCTCGGCGATCCATCCGGCCAGACGGTACTCGACGCCATCGACCATGAGGCTGCCGAAATAGTCCGGTGACTTGTCCGATTTCTTTTCCCTTGTCTTGTGAAGATTGCCGGTGAGTTCGTTTAATTCGTATGACATGAGACCTCCTAGTTTATTAGTGTTTTTCAATGCGCCCTCTGTGGGTTTATGGCCGAAGCCATACAAAGGCGTAGGCCATGCCTTTTTCTTTTGATTTTAAGGGGGTGGTATTTGGGGGGGATTTTGTCGTGTAAATCTAAAA